CTGAGATAAGAACTCGACCTTTTTTCCAGCACCGCGCCAAATACATCGCTATAACTGGTGCCGTCGCCTCTGCGATGGTCGTTTATAAGATGTTGCGTTCCAGAGACTATGCCAAACCTGAGTTAGCCGAGCAGGGTAACACACAAAGTGAGTGGAACCACGGTTACACTCCACCCGAGCAAGTCTCTATTCAGCGTTGTACAACTACAAGTGACGCGTTGGTGACGAGTTTGCAGCGGCGGGTGGCGCACTTCTCTTTTTATAATGAGGAGCGACCAGCTGAAAGCCTTTGTTGCGGGGCCGTTCCCGTTAAGTCAGGTGTTTGGTTAGTCCCGTCGCATTCGATGCGGAGGTTGGAAACTATGGAATCTCGAGGGTTTACCCACGTTTCAATTGTTTTCAACGACGCGGCCATAGGAGCTAGGTTAACCGCAATTCCTATCAATTATGAGTCTGTTTGGTTTTTTCCAGGGCAAGATCTCGCCTTGATCCACGTTGTTCCAACCGCTGGGCATATGCGAGATATGACGCCCTACTTCACCGATAAGCATGCTGATTGCGCTGCCACTTATATTTCTCGTAATAAAGACGGAACCCTTCAACTTAGTGGTGAAAATTTAGTGCGTATGAACTTAACCAGGATTGGCCGTACACTCGTTGACGAAGCGTACGCGTGCAATGCCCCGTTTCCTACTTATGTTGGATTGTGCGGAGCTGTTCAGGTCTCTAGTACTAAGAACCCTAGTATTCGGTCTATCCACGTGCTGGGATTGAGTGGTGATACTGAATCTGCGTGCATTCCCATTTATAAACGGGACGTTGAGGAAGGCTTAAAGGCCATTTTCTCTTGCAGGATGATATTTCAAACTGCAAATTGTGATGAATTAGACATTAAAGATGGGAAGGACGATAAGGATATTTTTCCAGTCCCCCATTTTAAGAGTCCCTTGAACTTTATCGATCAGGGCAGTCTGATTTATCATGGTTCCGTGAGTGAAAGGTCAAAGCCGTGTGGAACGATCCAACCCACGATGATGGCGGCAGAAGTTGAGAGAATATTCGGAATTAAGAATAAGTTTGGGAACCCCACTGCTTTACGTAGTTGGAGACCGTGGTATAAAGCTCTGAGTGTGCTTAAGGAGCCTCATTACAAAAACGTTTGCGATCTGCGGAAAGCCAAAACGGATTATGAGGGTGAATTATTTGCAGAAATAGCTCCTAATGGCGAATTTCCCCGTCTCTCGCCACTCGACAGCGTAACAACTACCTCAGGCATCGATGGTAATGACTTTTATAAGCATATTGTAATTAAGTCCAGCTCCGGTTGGCCTTATAAAGTGCCTAAGTCGAATTTTATCATTCCCGAGTACCACCCAGATGATGAGAGGCACAATTGGCATTTTAATGTCACGGGCGAATGGATGCAGCGTGTTGAAGCTGCGCGTGAGTGTTGTCGCGCGGAAAAGCGCCCGAATTTTGTGTATTCTGCCAATCTGAAGGTGGAGGCGAAGAGAACCTTTGATGTTAGCGATGACGGTGACTTAACGCCACGAGAAGCTTTGCCGCGTGTCTTCTATGGAGCGCCTTTTGAAATGGTGTATCTTATGAGACAGTACTTCATGCCGATCTTCGATTTAATTCAGGAGACTGAGAGTAGTGAAATAGCAGTCGGAATTGTTGTGACTAGCCCAGATTGGACGGAGTTAGCTGGGAAGTTGTTGGCAAAGTCGAACAATATTATGCCGGCGGATGCTCAGAAGTTTGATCAGTCTATCACGTTCGATGAGCTGCAGGTGGTTTTTTCTATTTCGCTCGAGCTAGCCTCGCTGTGCGGGTATAGTTCAGATGATTTAGTTGTCATGAGAAGCTTAGCCACGTCAGCCATTTACGCGATAATAGAGTTTGATACCGACATTTTGTCTTTTTTCACTCTTGGCGCTTCTGGCGGATTTGGAACTGTTCAAATCAATAGTATGGTGAATGCTCTACGGCATCGTATGTACTATTACAGCAAGTCGTTTCGCGATTCACTGCCACCAGACGTTTCACAACTGGTCGCCTCTAAACGATTTAGACAATTGGTCTTTGCGGCTTTCTTTGGGGATGATTCGCTTGGTGCCACCGATCCTCGTATCAGTGATTATTACAACTTGATTGGTTATTCTCAGTATATGGCCACTCAGGGTGTTACTATCACTACGGAGAAAAAA